TCCTCAATAAGCATAAATTGTTCTTGGTCTATTGGCTTTTGAGTGCTTGCTTCTAATAAATCTTGTTCAAATAATTGATTTTTAGTTTCTAAATTATTAACTCTTTCTATCACACCAAAGTAAGCCCAAACTCCTACTGCAACTGTGCCTATAATTGCAATTAAATTTCTTAATGGTAATGCAACAGATGTGTTCTCAGATATTTTCATAATGGTTTCATACAAAGTGCTAAAAATACAAATCCTAAAATCAATATTCCTGTAAAATAATAATTCATATTTATCCTCATTTAGCTATCTTGCCTTTGTTAATGCCTTTTTTAATTACATACTGTTGAGTGCCATTAGCACCATGCTCTACTTCTTTTTTTAAGTTCTTAAATATATTCATCTCTTTAAGTTTTTTTTCAGTATGCTTTTTAAAAGATTCTAAAACTTTAGTATCCCTCATTTTTTTTTCTTCTTTTTAAATTTGCTTTCTATCCATACAAAACAGTTATCTATTAAACCAAAGAATTTATAAACAATCCTATCCATTATAATTTAAAACCTTTCTGCCATGATTTAACTGCCCAATAAACAGGAGTTGTATTTAATTGTTTGCCTGATCTTTTAGCTTTAGCAAGTATTGGTCTAAATCTTGCCATAAATGAACGCTTTCTTGCTGGAATATTTTTTTTAATAGATAGCTTCTTGTCGCCAAAATTAACTTTGACTACTCTGCCTGTCTTTCTGTTTTTTACGAATACCTTAAATTTTTTCACATCCCCACGCATGGGTTTGTTTAGTTTTACAGTTCTACCTTTGAATTTAGCCATGTGACATAAATATCACAAAACTATCTTTTAAAAAACCTTTTTCTCCATTCATGGCAGACATAAGTATCTTTAACACCCTTTGCACCCCATCTACCACAAAACGATCTAGCATTACTATATAGCCCACAATCTCCACATGAAGCACCCTTTAATGCCTTAGTAAATGATTGAGGCAAACTATAATCTATTATTTCTCCTGTAGGATAGAAGTTGCTTCTCTTATTTTCCTTGTCCACGATACTTTGCTTTCTGTTGTCTTCGTTTGTGTTTGTTCATAGTGCTTGTTATTTTTCTTCTGCCAATAGATGTGCCTTTTTCTGTTTTAGTGTACTCAATAACTGCACCAAATACATTACCCTTTTTTTTTGACATCTTCTATTTCATCTGGTTTAGCATTAATAATTAATGGTAATGGTTCATTGTATGTTGTTTGTTCTATTCTATCTTTTTGATCTAAATGTTGTTTCCCTAACCATATCTGCATAACTACATTTCCAGATAATGCTTTCTCAAATTGTGCACGCCTTAAACTTATTCTGCCCATCTCACGACCCTTTTTTATAAGGTGGACATAATTCCTTTGTAAAGTCTTTGTAGATACTCCAGAAAACTCTGCAATCTCGTCATAAGTGCAATGTAATTGGGCTAATTTCTTAATAGCTTCTTCATCTACTTTTTTCATTGGTCGTGCCATTATGTCCTTTTTAAATGTTTAAATTTACTTTAAAATGCTTCCAATTAATTTTAGCATCATATCGTTTTCCTTGTTTTTGATCTTTTACTTGAATCTTTATTAAATTGCTACCCCACTTTTTTATAAGATTTTCTACTGCTTCTTTTTCTTTATTTTCTCTGTAAATAGATTGTAACCCACCTTTATTAGTACCCATAGTTGGAGCACCAAAAGATATTTTGCAAGTTCTCATTGTAAATTGTTTATCATTTAAAATTTGTAATACTAAATCTCTATCTTGTTTAAGTTGTTGTTTATTATCATATTTGTATTTTTTTGTTCTTTTAGTATTAAAACAAACTACGCAATCAGCATAGCTATTGAGTTTAAATTCTTTTTTTTGGCTCCATGCAAACTGTTGATATTCTAAACTTCCTAATGCTACAGGCAACACCTTAAATAAATCTTGTGCTTTATCTAATGCTATTTCAGGACTTATTTTAACATTTTTATTGTTTTTAGTTTCAAAAAATTGACTAATATCGTCATCAATCTGCCAAAACCAATCGTATTTACTTTCTGCAAATTTTTTAAGAAAGTTCCTTGCATATGGTAACCCTTGATTATTTTTATCAATTTTAATTATTTCAAAATTATTACTGTATTTTTGATATTTTTCAAAATCTTGTGGTTCAACAACTATGTATTTGTCGCAATCTAAATCTTTAAGTAAGTTAAATGTTTTCCCATCTTCACGATTTTTAGATGGTATAAAAATAGGATAAATATTACTATTTGCTACTGTGTTAGCCATTGCTATATGTATATCAGCCATCAATTTCTTTTAATATTTTATCAGCTTTATTTTTTTCTTCTTCTGTGAACATTGTTTTTGTGTTGCTTTTAGCCCTTTTTAATTCATAATCAGAGTTTCCACAATACAACATTTTTTCTCTAAAATAACATACTATGCTTATTCTTTCAGCATAACCTCGTTTTTCAAGTTTAGTGTTACCATGTAATTCATGAACATTAAATAATGCTATATCCCCATCTCTAACATCTAAGCCTACACCATATTTAGGTATTACTGTTACACCACCTTTGTAGTTGCCAATACTTAAAACACCTAAATTTCCCATACCATTTTTATAATCTCCTTTATCATAATGACAAGCTGTTCTAAAATTTCTATTTACAGTAACAGTTGTAAATGCTGTGTCTTTAATAATAAAATCTTGATTAGTTGATTCAGCTAATTTTTTTTGTTTGATATACTGTTTATTTGCATATTTATTATAAATTTCATTAACTTTAAAAATATAAGGAATCATTTTTTTATATTCTGGTAAATTTTTTTGTGTAAAGGTTGTAGTTCTACAATATGGTATTCTTGGATAACGATCACTAAATCCTACAGTACTGCTATTGACAGTTAAAGCATAACTCGTATTAGATAATTTGCCATTTTTTATATTTATAGGTGTATATCTAAAACCATCAATTTTACCTATCACACGATCGCCAATTTTATCGCCAACTTTATAAATAGTTTCAAGGTTTCCTGAAGCCATACCTCTATTGTTTGATGACCTTTTACTAGCTTTTCTAAATGAAGTTCTGCAAGAATCTAATATATTTTTATTTACTGCATTTTTAATTAGTACACCAACTAAATCATTATTTTCATTAACAATTATAGTATCTTTAGTAATTAAATGCTCAATATGTGTTTCATTTACAAAATTACCTTCAAGTTTTTTTATTTCTGTTTCTGAAAGTATTTGTTTAACTGTTATTTGATTCATTTACAACTGCTTGTAGAACTGCGTCAGAAATATTATCTACCTTGTATTTTTCATATAATTTTTCAATAGCTTCTTTAAAACTTGTTTCTTGTTCTGGATTAAAAAATATTTGAATCATTTTAACATCATTTTGTGCAATATCTAAATCAATATCCCCTATTTTATTATCTTCATCTTTAGGTAAAAAAAATTGATCTAATTCTGTTTCATCAAATCCTGTTAAATCAAGATCAAAGTTTTCATCTTGTAATAAATTTAATTCTTCTTTTAATAATTTATTTTGCCATTTAGATTCTTCATTGGCTCTGTTATCCATTATTCTATAAGCGACAGCATTATTTTTAGTAAAATCTTTTTTAATAATATATACTTTTTCTCTGCCTAGTTTTTTTAATGCTTTCCATCTTGTATGGCCAACTACTATAACATTATCATTATCTACAACAATAGGTTGATTATATCCAAAAACTTGAATTGATTTTACAACTTTTTCAACTGCTTCATTTGATATTTCTCTTGGGTTGTTTTTATATGGTTTTATTTCATCAATATTGATTTCTTGTATTTCCATTATTTATCCTTTTATCAGTTTAGTTAAAATATTCCAAAGATGTGGGTTTTGTTTAAATATCTTTGTATAACCATCGCCTACTGCTTGTGCAATTGGTTCTTCGCCTCTATCATTTACATTAATTCCAGCATAAAAAATAATTATATGAAATAATTCGTGCATAATTGTATTAAATAATCTTAAACCTTTTACTCTACTATCAATCACAAGTATTTCTTTTTCTGTTTCAAAATATCCATATAGATTTTTTAATATTTCAAACCTGACTTGTATCTTTTTTCTGCCATATTTAATGCTTTGTATGTTCATCTTGGTTTAATGTGGCTCTAAGATATTCTAATTGCATTTTTAATTGTCTATTCTCGATACTTAATGCAATAATCCTTTTTCTGCAATACTTAAAAATTCTTAATATTGCACTCATTGAACTAATTGCATTTGATGTTTTTCATCATAAATATCAATTTTATAGTTTTTACCATCTTTAGTGAATTTTTCAAAATTTCCCTCATTACCTAAATATTGATAACCTAGTTTTTTAAGTCTATCAACTAAATCTGGCATATCATTATCTTCTTCAATTTCCCATCTTCGTTGAGATAACCAAGTTGCAAAATGCGGAATATATTTTTTTTCTTCTATACCTTTAATTTGATTGTTATAAATACTTACAATTTGTTCGTTAGTAATTTCTTCAATATTAATTTTATTAAACTCCTTATATGCTTTAAATTTTGAACCTCTTTTAATTTTTAATTCTTTCCATAGTCTTTCAAATGATTGGTCATATATTTTATTTATAGGTATAGGTTTAGGACTAGGTATAGGTGCTTGAGTTTTGCTTAAAGCATTTTCAACTCTTGCTAGACCACCTTTTTTACCAGCTTCTGATCTCCTTTTATATTTATCTACAAGATATGCGTGTTCTT